GGTCTTTATACAGAAACAACTGGTGCTAAGTACATCTGGAAGTACATGTATACTATTCCTACTGATGATGTTCTTAAGTTCCTTTCTTCAGACTTCATGCCTATCGTTCTTCCAGCTAACGCTTCTAGAACTGCAGTAGTTGGACAAGCTGTTGATGGAGCAGCAGACGTTGTTGTTATTGAGAATGCTGGATCAAGTCTTCCTGCATCACAAACTCTATACACTGGAATAAAAGGTGATGGAACTGGTGGTGTTATAGAATTTGTAACAAATGGTTCTGGTACAATCACATCTGCAAGTATTCAAGCTCGTGGATCAGGTTACACCTATGCCAACGTTCTTCTAACTAATGGTAATCTATTCTCTGACTCAGGATTATCATCTGCTGTAGCAACTGGAGCATCTGCTGTTGGAGCTTTAGAAGTTATTCTTCCTCCTGAAGGTGGTCATGGTTCAGATCATGAGACAGAATTGAATGGTAAGCGTGTTATGACAAACATTCGCCTTACATATTCTGAAGGTTCTGGAGACTTCCCCGTAGATAATGACTTCCGTCGTATTGGTATCATTGCTGATCCATATGATTGGGGAACAACAACATTCTCTACTGCTGATACACTTTCTGGTTTAAAAGCAATTAAAATTACTGGAGCTAGTGCTGACTATTCTGTTGATGAAAAAATTCAACAAACAGTTGCTGGTGGTACTGCATATGGTACAGTTGTATCATGGACATTAGATAGTGGTTCTACAACTGCTGGTGTTCTTAAGTATATCCAAACTGTAGATGCACACACAGATTCTGGAGTTGTAAGACCATTTGCATCAAATGGTTCTAATGCAATTACTGGTGAGACATCTACTGCATCTGGTAATGTACAAACTGGATACGGTTCTGCACTATTGGGTGTTACTTTCTCAAGTGGTTTAGCAGCACCTGAAATTGAAAATAATTCTGGTGATATCATCTATGTTGAGAACAGAAGACTAATCACTCGTGCTCCTGACCAGATTGAAGATATCAAATTAGTAATTGAATTCTAAAAACTACGCTAAATACTAAAGATTAGATACTTAGTATTTTTGGCGAAGTAAGATGCCTCAGAAGACAAACCTAAATGTAAATCCTTATTATGAGGACTTTGACGCGAGTAAGAATTTTTATAAAATTCTATTCCGTCCTGGTTACTCTATTCAAAGTAGGGAATTAACGCAAGTACAATCCATTCTGCAAAATCAGATTGAGAGTTTTGGAAAGTACGCATTCAAGCAAGGTGAGCTTGTTATTCCTGGTGAGGTAGGTCTCAACACAAAATTAGATTACGTTAAGTTATCGTCTGTTTCTGAGGTTGCTGTTTCAGAAGGAGACGATATTGTTTATAAGAAATATGATATAAGTCAATTAATAGGACAACAATTACAAGGTCTTACTTCTGGTGTTGTTGCAACTATTCTATCAACAAAATTAGCAACTGAGTCTTCTGCTGATACTTTATTTGTAAGTTATATTAATAGTGGTAATTCTAATACAGAACCTACTTTCAGACAAGGTGAGACATTAGAGGTAATTGATGGTGTTAATACTCCTTTATTAGTTGTAGGTACAGATGGCAGTGTTCTACCAACTAGTATTCAAATTACAAATCCTGACACAGGAGATGTATCTTCTCTAGAAAGTCCTGCAATGGGATTTGGTTCTGCTGTTAAAGTAGAAGAAGGTATTTACTTTGTCAATGGTTATTTTGTTCGTAACGATGAAGCTCTTTTAGTTATTGATGAGTATTACAATAAACCATCTGCTAAAGTTGGTTTTACAATCAAAGAAGAAGTTATAACACCTGAAGCAGATGCAAGTTTATATGATAACTCAATTGGTTCTGCAAACTATACTGCGCCTGGTTCACATAGATTAAAGATTAGTTTAGATTTAAAAGAATTTGAACTTGGTGCAATTACTGATAAGAATTTTATACAACTCCTAACAATTTCTAGAGGAGTTATCAAAAGAAAAATTGAATCTACAGATTTTAGTGTTCTTGAGCAAACTTTAGCACGTAGAACATTTGATGAAAGTGGAGATTATGTTGTAGATAATTTTGCTGTTGATATTAGAGAGTATGCTCAAAAAGATAATAACAAAGGAATATATGCTGTAGATGAATTTGGTTTATATAATGGCAAGAGTTCTAGTGAAGCTTCCAGAAAAATGGTTGCTAGTATAGGTCCAGGTAAAGCATATATTAAAGGATATGAGATTGTTAATAAAGAAACTAAGTATCTTGATATTAATAAAGCAAGAGAAAGTCTCTCTAGTGATAACGTAACTCTTAAGAGTAAAGGTCTACCAACTTATAATGTCACTAACGTTTACGGTAGTGTTCCTTTAAACAAAGAAGGTTCTGAGTTAACTGCTTATCCAGATGTATTTTTGTATTCTACATTTAATGATGGTTCTATTGGTTTAAGTAATACAGAACTACCTACTGATCATAGACAAACTATTGATAGAAGAGGTGTAAATTTTGGAATCAATGACGGTATAAAAACAATTACACTTCAGATTACAAATACCACTAAACCAATTGGTTCTGTCACAGATTCTACATTCCAAACTGAATTTGGAACTTTGTATTTTATTAAGACAAGATCTGATAGTGGATCAGCAACATCTACTGGATCTTTTAAAACCTTATCTTACGCTGTAACAAACAAACCACTTGTAAATTCATCTGAGTCAGTTCAGTTTTTAGAACTTACTATCTTCGGTCCTAAAAATGAATTGGAATTATTGTTACTTGAGTATGATCTTTCTGATTCTGGTTACTACAGAAAGATTTTCTTATCTGAAAGTGATGCTAATACTGATTCAAATGAGTTTGGATGGATTGTAGATTATTCTCCTACATTAACACCTATTATTGGTAAGACTAAACCAAGTAACTTTTTCTTAGAAGGAAGAGGTTCTGGTTTTAATTCTGATTCTGATGTTGTTTTATCTAAAGGAAGATTAGCTGATGGAACATCTGCATATAATACTACATTTGGATATTCTTATTTTGATCCTCAATTCTTTACAAAGATCACTTTAGAAAATACTCCTACTGGAACTAATGCGTTTGATGATGGTAAGTATGTATTTGGTGCACAGAGTGGTGCATATGGTGTTGTAGAAGGTAATGGCACAGGTGTTTATAGTACAGGTATACTATTATTTGTAAAAACACTATCAGGAAGATTTTTACCTGGTGAAACAATTAGAGATGAAGGAGGAAATACCGTAAGAATTGCAAAAGAGAATACTATTTCTCATTTTGTTACTCAAGCAAGAGGACTTGGTTATGCAGATGGTGCTACATTACTAATTAATGGATTAGAATTTGATGCGTCTAAAATTGATGTTAAGAGAACTAGTGGTGGTTCAATCTATGGTGCTGTTATTTCAAACAGAAATGCTGTAAATGTTGAGTATGCACAACCCCCAGCAGTAACTGTTAAGAATCCTGATGGTGCTGCAACACCAAATGCTGCAGCAAATGTAGTTCCTGTATTGTTCAGAAACACTGTAACCACATATACTCCACAAAATGTTAAGTCTATAGGATGTTCATATGGATCTGGAAATGCAAATAATTTTTCTGCAGACGTTCTAGTAAACAGTCAAACAAATGCAGAAATTAAATCTGTAACTAGCTTTACTTTCTTTGGTACTAAAGGAAATACTTTTATAGAATCTACAAGTTTTAGTGCAGATGCCTCTATATTATTACAACAAGGTGATCTTGTACAATTCTCTGATGATAGTAATAATCTAGTTCGTGCTATTGTTCAATATGCTACCAAACAAGAAGGTTCTTCTAAGAGTAGAATATATTTTGACACAGCATTACCAGGAAATGTAACTAATACTAGCATTGTACGTTTACGTCCTAAAATAGAAAATACAAATTCTGGTACTCTACTATATCCAACTGGAAGCAAACAGGTATCTAAAATTTCTGCTGGTGGAGATGATACTAAGATTAAGTATTACTTCCGTAGAGATTTTGTAACGACTGCATCATCTGGTGGTGGTACAATTACGTTTGCTGCACAGTTACCATTTGGTACACAAAGATTTGCTGCATTTAGTGAGAGTAATTTTATTATCACTGTTCTTGATAAAGGTGACGCTACTAATATTGTTAAAGGTGACATCATTTATGTTGAAAATGATGCTGTTGAAATTTCATCCTCTACAGATACTGGTAGTGGTTTAACTAGTGGTAGTATCAGTCTTAATCTTCCAAGTAATTATTTTGGTACTATTCCATCTAATGGAACATTTCCTAAGTTGAAGTTAACTGCTACTTTGGAAGTTTCTAATGCAAAACCGAGACTTAAGACTGTTGTAAGAAACAAGAGAATTGTTGTTGCATCTGCTGGTGATCGTAACGTTCCATTCAGAGGACAAGACTATGATACAGAGGTTGTAGAAACTCTATCATATTCAGATGCGTTTAAATTGAGATATGTATATGAAGGAACTTCTTCTCAACCACCTTCTGCAGATACTGCTGGTAATTTGGTTTCTGGTACTAACGTAACTAATAGATATACATTTGATAATGGACAAAGAGATACACTATATGATGTTTCTCGTATTGTTTTAAAACCAGGTTTTGAAGCAGCTGAAGGTCAACTTCTAATTGCTTTTGATTACTTTGAGCATTCACAAGGTGATTTTGTTACTATAGACAGTTATATTCATGAAGCAGGTGTTCCTGAAGATGAGATTCCATCTTTCAACTCTTCTGTACATGGAAACTTAGAGCTGAAGAATGTAATTGACTTTAGACCCAAGGTTGATTCTAATGCAATTATTCCAGGTTTCTTAGATAAGTCATCTTTAGAAGTTACCGAAGGATCTTTTTCTGGTCCTGGTGCTGTATTAGCAAGCACTCCTGCTCCAGATACTACTATTGAATACACATTCTCGTTTAGTCAAGTTCAATACTTAGATCGTATTGATGGTATATTCTTAGATAAGAAAGGTCAGTTTATAATTAAGGAAGGTAATTCATCGCTCAACCCATCTAAACCAGATCCTATTGATGATGCTGTACCATTATTCTATGCATATATTCCTGCATTTACTAAGACAAGTAAGGATGTAAGAATTACTCCAGTTGATAACAAGCGTTATACAATGCGTGATATTGGTAAATTGGAGAAACGCATTGAGAGATTGGAATACTACACTACTCTTAGTATCCTAGAACAGCAAGCACTTAACATGCAAGTTAAGGATGAGATAGGTCTTGATAGATTTAAGTCTGGTTTCTTCGTTGATAATTTTGAAGCACATAAAGTTGGTAACTTACAATCTCTTGATTACAAATGTGCAGTAGACAGTCAGCAAAGTGTCCTACGTCCACAATCAAAAGAAGATTCTGTAACACTAACAGAAGTTAATGTTAGAGAAGATCAAAGATCAGTTTCTGGATATCAAAAATCTGGACATATGATAACATTACCATATTCATCACTTTCATTATTAGGTAATGAATTTGCATCTAAAACACTAAATCCAAATCCTTTTGTTGTTCTTCAATATGTCGGTGATAGTGAATTATCTCCATCTATTGATCATTGGTATGATCAGAATGAAGAACCATTAGTTGTAGATACAAACACTGAGTTATTCACAATTTTCCTAGCAAAAAATAATGTCAAGGAAAGTTTCTCTAGTCTATTCAATTCTTTTGTTGTTAACTGGGTAGGAACATCCACTTCATTTACTGCTATCAATTCATTAGGTGAAGTTAATACACAACAAGCTATCACATCTGTTGCTAGTGCATCTGTTGGAAGTTCTTCTAATATTAGTCCACAAAATAATGAAGTAGGAAAAGGTATTCAAACTAAGACAGTTGGTGAAAGTTTAGTATCTACTTCATTATCTTTCTTTGCAAGAAGTGTTCCTGTAAAATATGTTATTAGAAGGATGAAACCTAACACAAGAATCTATGCATTCTTGGAAGGTAGAGATGTATCACGTTGGGTTAATCCTGATTTAAGATTTACTGGTATTGCTGGTAACTCCTTGTCTTCTTTCAATGGAGATATTACTACAGATGAATATGGTAATGCTAGTGGTATTGTTTTAGTTCCTGCTGGATCACCACCATTAGAAAATAGTACATGGACAGGAGATGTAGATACTGTTTCTTATGATACATCTGCAGAAGAGATCAATATTACATCTGGTGTCTTGACATTTAGATTTACTTCTAGTTCAACTAACGAAGGAAAAGAAGTTGTTGATAGTTATGCAGAAGTAAAATATTATGCTACTGGTCTTCTTCCAGAAAATCCAGCAAGTATTGTATCTACAAAACCATCTTACTTTAAATCTAACGAGGGTGTTCAGTTAATTGAAAGTAATACTGATAATCCTATAAGACCTAATCCTCTTGCACAAACATTTAAAGTAGAAAATTTTGATGGCGGTTGCTTTGTAACTGGTGCTGATCTTTACTTTAATAAGAAAAGTACAAATATTCCAGTCAAGACTTACATTACAAATGTAGATTCTGAAAAACCAGGTAAAAATATTGTTCCTGGTTCAGAAAAAACTTTATCTCCAAATACATTCCTCAAATGTTCTGCTAGTGGAAACATGTCAGTATTGAAAGGTGAGAATGTTACTGGTGCATCTTCTTCTGCCTCAGGTCCTATCCTTAAAATATTTGATAAAAATAATGTAGAACTAGTTGCTACTGCATCTGGAAGATATAGTCTTACAAATGAGCAATGTTATACTGTAGTTCTTAGTAATCATAATGGTAAGTCTTTTGTACAGAATGAAGATCTAATCATTCCATCTGTTACAGAAGCTAACGCAAAAGATGCTACAACTTTTGTTCTATCAATTGTAAAAGATAGTGGTAAATTATCTGATATTAGAGTTACAAATACTGGTCAAAATTATGACAGCGCTATTCTAACAATAGAAAGTCCACAACTACCTGGTGGATCTACTGCAACTGCTACTATCAGTGTATCAGGTGGTAAGATTTATAATACAGAAATTTCATTAGCTGGTATTGGATATACAGAAGCACCATCTGTTGTTGTTAAAGGTGTTGGAAGTGGTGCTGGTGGATGTGAAATTCAAACTTTCTTAGATATTGATACACCAGCAGTTAGAATGGGTGTATCAATTGATGCTGGAGAAGCAACTAACTCAACTACACCTACACACTTTGCATTTGACTATCCTGTATACTTACAAAATGATACAGAATATGCTTTAGTAGTAGAAACTGATTCTACTGATTATGAACTTTGGGTTTCTAGACTTGGAGAAACTGATATTGCTACAAGTACGGTTATCACGACTCAACCATCTCTAGGTTCGGTATACCGTTCACAGAATACCGAGAGTTGGACTGAAGACATTTTTGAAGATCTTAAGTTTACTCTATACAGAGCAGAATTTAGTATCGGTAGACCAGCAGATCTTATACTTAAGAATGATAATCTTGGATATGAATTACTTGATGAGAATCCACTTGAAACCAATGCAAGTTCTGGTTCTAATGCTACATCAATATTGTTTAAAAATAACAACTCTATTGTTAAAGTTAATCATAGAGACAATGGATTTGAAGACAGTGGTAAATCATATGTCTTCTTTAGAACTGCTTTAGAAACAGGTGGTATTACATCTGCTAATTTGAATAGTAATTTATTCCAAGTTATCAACTCTGGTATTGATATGTACAATATTCAATCTTCTTCTCAAGCTGCTGCTAACGCTGTTGGTGGTGGAGAAGTTGCATATGCAGCATTCAATAGAAAGTTTGAGACTCTATATCCACAAATTCATTATCTAACATTCACTGGAACTGTATTAGATGTTGGTGTTAAGACTACAAATATTATTCCTGTAGATTCTACTACTACAAACTATACTTCTTATTCACAGACAGAATACGAAAAAACTTTCTTGAATGAACCACATTACTTCACTAATCAAAAAGTTGTAGCTTCTCAAATTAATGAGACACTTAATAATTTAAGTGAATCTCTAACTTATAAGATGTCTCTTTCATCTACTTCGTCTCATTTGAGTCCAATAATAGACTTATCAAGTGCTACTGTAAAAACAGTAAGTAATAGAATTGAAAGTGCTTCAGGACCTGAAGATAGATTTGGTAGAAGAGATCAGATTATTGAGTTCTTCCCTGTATACAGATTTGATCTTGCAGGAAATGGTGGAACTGAAATTCAAGAAGATCAAACAATTGAAGGCAGCACATCTAAAACTATTGGAACTATTGCAAGAGTAGACGGATCTACTGTATATGTAAGAATTAAAACTTCTCAATTCTTCCAGAAAGGAGAAACAGTTACTCTATCAAACCAAACTAGTTTGACTTCAGTTACTGTTGATTCTAACCCATCACAAGTTCTATTCACTATTGAAGAAGCTGCTACTATTGTAGCACGTAATCCAAATGTATTGACTCAAACTTATGATAATAAGATTACTGGTAGAGTTGTAGTTTGGAACAGTCTAACTCAAGAATTAACTATAAGAAATGACATTCAACCAATTAATGATAATTACACAGATAGGTTAATTGATAGCACTGTTTACAACAGAAATGCTGATATTAGTTTACAACTTGCTGATATATTCCGTGTAGGAGATTTTGTTAAGTATCCTAATCAACTTGAAACAGAGAATGCATATCTTGAAGTTGGAAAGATTACATATGCAAACGGTATTGACTTTGTAGAAGAGAATACTTCTAAGAATAGTTCTTCTTCTGCTAAGTATGTTACTAAGGAAGTTGTTATTAACAATCCAGCTTCATCTATTAATGTACATCTAATGGCAAATGTTAAAGACATTGCAAATATTGAAATTCTTTATAAGTTTAAAAAGGCATCTAGTCAAGAAAACTTTGAGGATATTGATTGGGTATACTTTAATGATAATGGACAACCAGATACACTTGAAATTGCAACAAGTGAAAATAGTATTTCTAGTGTTGTTGAGAAACAATCTTCTTATCAAGACTTAAAATATAGTGTATCTAACTTAGAAGAATTCTCTTCTTTTGCTATCAAAATTGTAATGCGTGGAGTTGATCCAGCGTTCGTTCCTAAGATTCAAGACATTAGAGCAGTAGCATCTTTCTAATCTCCGCGTATGGACTATATTAAAGTAGATGGACATGATGGTCTTGTAAGAGATAAAAACACTGGTGCCATCATCAATTTGGATGATTCTGCTATTGAAGCAAGACGTAAATCAAAACACCTAGGTTCCGCGTTGGACGACATAAATATGTTGAAGAATGAAGTATTTGAACTTAAATCCTTACTAAAAGAGTTAGTCAAAAATGCCCGCAATTAATGTCGCTAAAACCGATACCTTTGAATCTCAAAGAGTAAAAATTAATGAGATCGCTACAGCGATTTTTAATGTTACAGCAGGTGGTAGTGATCTATCTACTGGTATATTAAAATTAGGTGATGGTACAAAACCAGCACCGTCTCTTTCTTTTACTAATGAACCTTCTCTAGGTTTTTATAGACCAACTTCTAGGACTATTTCATTTGTTTCAGGAAGCAAAAATATTTTAGATATTGAGGAAACTCAATTAACTTTATACAAAGATGAAATTATAAGAAAAAAATCCATTCCAACTAGTGGTGGAATTGATTTAACTCGTGGTTCTGGATATGAATTTGGAACATTTACTCTAGTTCCTTTACTAGGTGGATCTGGTACTAGCGGTGAAGCTACATTTTTTGTAGATCATTTTAGAGGAACACCTGGTTCTGGTGCTGGATATCAAGCAGGATCATTTTCAGCTGTTCCTTTACAAGGTGGTAGTGGAACTGGTGCAGCAGTAGACTTTAATGTTACTGGATTAGAAGTTACTGTTACTGATGGTGGTTCAGGTTATACTGACGGTTTCTATTCTGGTGTAGCTGCTACGAATGTTAGTGGATCTGGAAATGGATCTGGTGCTACTCTTATTGTTGAGGTTACTGGTGGTGAAGTTACTAACGTTTCTGTTTCAACTAATGGTAATAACCAGTATGAGGCAAATGATGTTTTAACAGTTGCTGACGCTCTTCTAGGTGGAGGTGGTGGTAGTGGTCTTGAAGTAACTGTTGATTCAACTGCAGGACTTTTAACTTTTGGAGCTATTAGTAAAGAAACAGGATACACAGCAGGTAATGTTTTAACTTTACCAGTATCCGTGGTAGCAAGTAATGTTAATATTGGTGGTACACATATTTCTACTAGTTGTACTCTAACTTCTGGTAGTACAACAGTTACTTTAGGTTCATCTACTAACGAAGTTATACCTGGCATGGTTCTAGCTGTAGATCAAGGTGGATCTGTGGGAGGATTTGCAGGAGGAGCTACTGTTACTGTTGTTAGTATTACAAATGGAACTACTGTAGAGGTAGATACTGCTGCAAACGCTAGTGGAGCAGCAAGTATTACTTTTTCTAGTCCTACACCAACCATTCTTACAATTCCTGGTGGAACAGCAAGTTTAGTTGTTGGACATGTTATTACTGGATCAAATACTAATGTTGCAGATGGACTTGAGGTTATTAATATTATTGATGCAAATACAATTGAAATTGAATCTGCCTCAACTGCTCCTTACTATCAAGCAAATTTAACTTTCACACCTAAGTGGGGTATTGGAACATCAGCATTTACTTATACTGTTGATGTTGTAGGAGCAGTAGAAACTTTAAATATTACAAATGGTGGTACAGGATATGCTATTGGTGATTCATTAACTGTTGCAGCAACGGATCTTGTTAATCCTATTGAATTTACAATCAAGTCTGAATCTACACAGCACTTAATATTGACAGGAACAGTTGCTTCTTCTGTTTTTGTTGTTGGTGATACTTGGGAAATCGCTGAAGGTGGAGGAAGTCCTTTTGAAGTAGGATTTGTTAAATCTACTGGTGGTAATATTGATTATGTTATATTGCTTGGATCATCTTTCTCTGATGGAGATGTTATTAGAAAGGTTGGAACTACTACTGATTATACTATTACAACTGCTAGATCACCAGAAGGAAAATTTTATATACAACCTGCAGGAGGTACTTATAGTTACGCACCAGATCTTACATTCTATGTTGGAGAGAGATATAGATTTAATCTAGATTCCTCAATGACTAGTCATGCTATTAATTTTAGTGAATTTCCAGACGGAAAATGGTTAGAGATTGGTTCTGTATCTACATCAGTTACTGCTGGTACTGACACTATTAATGTAACAAGCACTGCTTCCATTCAGGTTGGAATGGCAGTAGAAGAAACAGGAAATGATCCTGGTCAATTGGGAGAAAGGACATTAGTAACAGAAATTGTAGATGCAACAACTGTTCGTGTATCACCAGCTCCAGTTGCAACTGGTATTATTGCTATTAAATTTAATGGAACACAATATTCAACTGGTGTTACTGTAACTAGTACATATGTTGAGATAAAAATTACAGATGCCACACCATCTACCCTCCATTATTATTGTGATAACCACGCTAATATGGGAGGAGAAGATGGCGACGAGGCAACAATTACAGTTAACCCAACCAATCCAAGAGTATTTGGTAGTGGATTTGTAGCACAACTTACAGATGTTAATGTTGTTGATGTAGTATCACTTGATGTTGAGACTGGAAAAATTACATGTAATGATCTTCAATCACCAGCTGCACAATTTACCAATGCCACTGTAGCAACTACATTGAGTGCTTCTAACATATCTGGTGGTATAATTTCATTAACTACTATTAATGCTTCCTCTACTCTAGATGTTATAGCAGCAACTGTTAATTTAACTGCTGATGTGGCACTTGGAGATTATGCTACTGTTGGCAAGACTACTGGTAATATTACAACTACTGGTGAAATCAAGACGTCAACAATAATTAATTCAAATGATGCATTAAAGATTGAAAATGCAAATCTTGAATCTATTAATAACTATGATTTAGAAATGACACCTTTTGCAGGAAGACTTGCAAAGGTAAACACAAATACTGCATTTGTACTTCCAGTTGGTACTTCTAGTGAAAGACCTACTGGTCTAGCAGCAGATGGATCTATTAGATTCAATAGTGACACAAATCAATATGAAGGATATAGTACTAGTTCTTCATCTTGGTCTTCTCTTGGTGGTGTTCGCGACCTAGATGGTAACACATATATTCTAGCAGAACTAACTGTAGGTGCTAACGATAACACATTACATTTCGTTAATGATAGCACTGTTACTCAAAGATTTACTCCTAGTTGGCATGAATATGTAAATGTTAAACAAGTTAGATCTGTAAATGCAACCGCACCAACATATACAGATTTTATTGCTAATGCACCTGTTAATGAAGGAGATTATGTTAAGTGGAGAAATAATATTTACGTTGTTCCTAATGGAGGACAAGGAACTACTGCTACAAGTGGTAGTGAACCAACACATACAACAGGAACACAATCAAATGGAACAGCACAACTAGAGTGGTCTGCAACTGCAGTTGCTCCACTTACATTTGAGGAAATTGAAGAAGTTAGAATTTCACCATTAGGATTTACACCTCTTGTTATTAGTGGTGATTTAAGATTATTTGGTAATAAAATATCTACAGATATTAGTGATCTTGTTATACAACCTAATGCTGGTAAGAGAGTAGATGTTAATTGTAATACTACTCTATCAATTCCAGTTGGAGGAGATGGAGATAGAGGATCTGCAATTCAAGGTGGTATTAGATTCAGCACTACCTCCAGTCAATTTGAAGGGTATGACGGAGCTAACTGGGGTTCTCTTGGTGGTGTGAAAGACGTTGATCAAAATACGTATATCATTCCAGAAACTTCACCTGGCGCAAATGAGAATATTTTATATTTCTATAATGATGGTAACAACACTGCTCAGTTAACTACAACTGCATTAGATTTTTACGGTGTAGACACCATTAGATCAATGACATCAGATGAGTTAGAAGTAACTGCATCTTTAATAACTTTTGATAGTGCTGCTACTACATTAGACAACACTACTGCTACAACCACATTCTTACATTCTGCAAAACAATACTTTGATTTAGGTCTATCTTCTGGTCTATATGTTGAACCAGTATTGAGACTTGATAATCAAGGTGATGTATACTTCAACACTACATTTGGAACAGGATCTTTCACTGGTGTTAAAGTTTTTGATGGAGATCTTACAGAGTTTGAACTTGCAGATACTACAACAAGAACAGTTGATCTAACTTTAGTCAAAGGATCAACAAATACTGGTGGTCAAATCATTTATAATCCATCTGTTGAAATTGGATCAAAGACAGTAGTTACTGCACATAATCCAACAACAGGAGAAAAGGAATATATTGAGTTTGGTATTATAGATAATGGAACAGACATTTTTCATACAGAGTATGGTAATGCTACGACTGGTCAAGAACTTATTATTGTGACATTTGAAATGACTGGTGATAATAAAGTCCGTATCAATTTTGAACTTGGTGCTGGAATTGGAGCTACACAAGCTGTCAACATAACCTTAACATCTCAAATCACTAAGAAGTAACATGGCAATTCAATTAGAAAAATTTGATTCTACTGGTGGATTTTCAATTGATAAAACTACTGTAGTAGATGAACTTAGAAATGCTAAAGATTTTAATACATTAGAAATTAAAAACTCTGTATATGCAGACAGTAGCACAACACAATATATTCTTAGAGGTCTTAATACTGCAGTATTGGCATTAGATGGAGTTGGAACACAAATTCCTATTGCTGATAACACTCTAAACTTTATCACTGGTAATATCATTGCTGTTAATCCAACTGGAGTTGTTTACGGATCTAAAATTGAATCTGTTGCTTTTGCAAATCCTGGAGGAAATGTTTCTATTCTCTCAAGTATGAACACTGTTATTAAAGATGATATTCCAACAGGACAAACATGGGATATCCAACCACTAGGAGCAGCAAACCGTTTTAGTTATACTACAACTAGAGCTGGTACAACAAATGTTATCAAATGGATAGCATCTACACAAGTTATAAGTATTGAGTGGCAGTAGATACCAAGTCAATGCTAAATATAAAAAGGAATAATTAGGCATTAGAGCAGCAGCACCATGAGTTTTAATATCAATTCTGACAAAGAATTTGTAAGAGGGTCTAAACCACGCTTGATTGGCGATGATGAACTTACCATCAGATCTGGCACGGGTTCTGCTGAGAAAGAGATTTTAAGAGCACAGTTAGATGGTAACACTGCTCTACCTCGTGTTGGTATCAATAGAACTGGTGAGAGAGTAAACGTAATTACAATTGTTTCTGGTGGTTCTGGATATACTACTGAACCTTCTGTAACAATTGATTCACCAAGCACAGCTGGTGGAGTTCAAGCTTTAGCATCTGCATTTATTTTTAATGGTCAGGTTGTTAATATAGCAATTAACAATCCTGGTTCTGGTTATACGACAGCGCCTGGCGTAACCATCACTGGTGGTAATGGTGGTGGTGCATCTGCTACATCCGTGCTTGATACTGTTGATTTTGAACTTGATATTAATGGTGCTATCAGAACTTCTACCTCTATCATTTCAGATACTGCGAGAATTCTGAACCTTGATATTGATAACTTTATTACTCCAGACACAAACTTCAGAGCTCCTAATCTGAAGACATTTATGAATAACACTGGTACTGAATGGGGTGCTAATGTTATTGTTCAGAAAGATGCATACAGATATTTTGGTTCTAACGTTTATCAAGCTATTAATGCAGGACAAACAGGTGCTGAAGCACCTACACATATTGACGGTACTACATTAAACGGTGCTGTAAACTTTAAGCATATTGGTTTCCGTGCTAATGATGCAAATTCATTTAAGTATAATGAAACTGGAGATGCTGGTATATTTCCAAGATCTATCACACCTCTACTAGGTGATAGATCAGATAAGATTGCAACTACAGAATACGTACTTAACCTAGCAACGAATGACGTTGGTGGTCGTATCTATGTGTCACAGACTATTGGTAGTGACCTTAATGATGGTCGTTCTGCTGTAAACCCAGTTAGAACTATTAAGAGAGCAGCACAATTAGCATGGGCAACGCCAGGTGTCAAAGAAACACTTATTGTGTCTGGTGGTGAATACGTAGAAGATAACCCAATATCACTACCTCCTGATGCGTCAGTTGTTGGAGACAACTTACGTCTTGTTATCATTCGTCCTGCTAATGCTGGCAAACACATATTTAAGTTTGGTGATAAGAACTATGTAATTGGTGTTACTTATAGAGACCAAGTTGACTCAATTGGTGATGCTGTTGCTACTTGGGACTTTGCTATGGTCTTTGACGATAAGCAAAGAATTATTATTGACAATGAAGTTAACGGAGATTTTGGAGTTAACTTCCCTATTGGTCATCAAATTTTTGGACCTGATCAATTCCGTGTTAATTTTCAGGAAAACACTGGTTTATCATCTCTGGTTTCAGGACTAGAAGTAGTTGGTATCAACACTGGTGCTAGAGCAAAGTTAATTGATGTTGTATTCAATCAAACTACAGGTGTTGATGCATATTTAACTGGTACTGTTGATGTACAACTTACAAGTGGTTCTTTCCTAGAAGGTGAGCGATTTAATTATATTGTTAGTGGTACACAAGGATCATCTATTGCTATTACAATTACTTCTACACAAGGAGAAAATGTTTTCAGAACTACTACAGATCCTGATACACTAATTCCACCTGGCACATACATCTACCTTGATGATACTGATGATAGTAGTTTTACACAAGGTTTTTATGAAGTAAAAACTATTAATGATGATAACTCACCAACATATTGGGATGTAGAAGTCGTACCAATTTTAAATTCACCTGGTTGGAAAACAACAGCAACTGAAACGATTAATATTAATGCTGCAAACATTACTGTTAATCAGTTTGATACTACTACTTTAAAATCAATCAGAGCTGAGGGTGAGGTTGTATCTTTTGACGATGACATCACATCATCTGTTCCTATTCAAAGACTTGATTTCTCTTTACAGGGAGATCCTAGTATTGCTACAGGTGGTTTCCAGAATGCACAGTTTGGTAACGCTGAAGATCTTGGTGGTGTTGTTTTCTATACAAACGAACTAGTTGGTAGAAGTAATATTCATGAGTTTAAAGAAGGTCAAGAAATTTTAATTGAAGGACTACCTACTTCATCTCCAGACTTATCAGTGTTGAATGGTAAGCAAAGAATTTATAAAGTATTAGAAGATGCTGATGGTCGTTCTAGAAGATTTGTAATTCCTAAAAAATTACCAGCAATTACTGATGCAAACTTTGATCCTGGTACAACATCAACTGCAAAATCTTTTTCTAAGTCTGTTACATTATCACTACTAAACACACCAAACTCTTTCCCATTATCTACTCCTGTAGAAAGAAGATTCCAAGATGCTTGTGTCTTTATTAGAAATAATAGAGAGTTTATTGCAGATGAAGTTGTAGGACAAATTAACGAAGAGTTTAAAACAGATCATTTTCGTGTATATGATATTGGTGCTGGTGGAGGAGATGATTTTAAGATCTACTTAGGAGCTTCAGATCATCCAAACACATATGTGAGTGGTGGTACAGTAACATTTGGTGGAAGCACATATACTATTACAAATTTTGTTTACGATAATGCAGTAACTGGTACAGCAACTGTAACTACTAGTGCAGCTATACCTGCTCTTGCTGAAGATGATGTAGTAAAACTTGCAGATATTTTGATATCATGTTCTGCTGGTAATAAAATTTATCCAGCATATAGTTCTCCAACATCAGGTTCAAACACTGGAACTGATGGTGATGAGCAATGTCGTCAAGATGTCATTCACTTTGTTAACGCTATTGTTAGAGACCTTGAATTTGGATCTAACCATAATATTATTGATGCAGCTAAAAAGTATATTGTCAATGATAAGATTGCATTTATTGAGGATGAAATTATACAAAACGTTCGTGCAGTAGAATATGCACGTAGATTATGTATTCTTGCAATGAGAAATTGGAGAATGGAAGATGGAACTACTAATGATCCTGTCTATGTTCCAAGATATTCTTCTGTACCAAGATACTTTGATGATACTGTAATTACAACAACTGCTGGAACTCCTGCTTGTGCTGATGTAAAAGCTGCTATTGATACTTTAGCATTCCTATGGGGAGATGTAATTACTAATAATTCATCAGGAACATATTTAGATGGTGCATATTTAATTTCTAGAAACGCAGACTTAATTGCTGATCAGGCATTCCAAGATACTCTAGTAGCATTTCCTGAAATTGCTTATACAAATATCAATGAAAGAAAATGTCCTAGAGATACAAAATTAATATTAAAATATCTTGTAAGAGATTTAGTCCTTGGTGGAAATAGCGGTATTGTTACTGCTGCTGAATCTTACTTTAGTGACAGTACTCTTACTGGTGTATCAGTATCAGAAATTCCTTACGTTCGTTACGCATATACTAGAGCTAGATTATATGCTAAGTACGCATCTAAGAACTGGTCTGCAACTGGTTCTACTGGTGGAACTGGTGGAGCTCACCTTTGGGCAGGTGGCACAGCAAGTAACGCAGTTCAGTCTGGTGGTGACTATGCACATACATTTGTATCTGGAACAGTTACAAGTAATGCTGGTGCTTTACCTAACCCAATTACTAACATAGTATATACTGCTGCTAATGGTGATATGGTCATCACCTCTGCTGGACATGGGTTATCAACAGCAAATACAATTTCTATTGCTGATAATGCACTATCCTTTACCTGCACAATGGATGGTAATACATCAACTAAAACTTACCCAAGATCAACTGATCCTGCATCTGGATCAACTCTTGCTATTAGTGCAGTAACCACAGATACCTTTACTATAAACGTAGGTTCATCACCTATCGTAAATCATGATGTTACAAATGCAACTTATGATCCAGCTACAGGTGTATTGGTATTAACTATTGGTAATCACTCATTACCAGTAAATACAAGTATTCAGATCGCTGCTAACTCACTCACATTTACTTGTGATAAAGATGGTAATGCGACCCAGCACACATATCCAAGAGTTACTGATCCATATTATAATACTGCTATCAATATTGATGCAACAACCACAAATACTATCACGGTAAATGTTGGTGTATCACCAACTACTAGTGGTGTCACAACTCGTTCAATCTCTGACGCAACTTATACTCCTACTACTGGTGTATTATCAGTCTCAATGACAGCTTCTAGTATTCCTACAGGTTTTGGACAGAATGCTACATCTAGAGTTGCTTTCCAGTTAGGTGGTATCGTATTCAGTTGTGCTTATAGTGGCGGTGGTAATGATGAGAGTCCGAAAATATTTGATCAAAATGTAGGTAAATCGTTTGAGGTTTTAAGTTATAACGAAGCAGCTGGTGTCGCCACATTTACAATGAATGTAGGTGTTGCAGGAAGTAACACTGATACACATACATTTGTAAGTGGTAGTGCAATTCTTATTACTGATTACGTTGCAATGTCTTCTCCAGTTCCTAAGTTTGAGGATTGGAGTATTTTGATAGACGATGGAAATGGATCTACATGTAATAACGTAGATTCATCTATCAATACATCATTTGAGTTACTTGATGATATTCTAAAATATTCTGTAGATCCAAGTAACGGAACAGAACCTGGTTCTACAACTAAGACATACGGAACTCTGTATGATACAAATGAAATACTTACATATCCAAATAACTTCATCTATGATCAGAACAATACTCGCATGGCGATCCGTGCTGATTATGATGATTTCCCAATTGTTGAAGCATCTCCATATACACAGAACTCTTCTGTTATCTCCTTCTTAGGAGGTGGTGGTGCACTGGTTGATGGATCTAAAGTCAAAGCACCTAACTGTCCATTTCCTGGTCTTGAACTAGATGGAACTGCATCTTTCCCTAATCAGGGTAAGTCAATGGTTGCATCAGCATTCACGATTGTATCCTTTGGTGGTACTGGTTATAAGGTTATTAATGATGGTTATACACAGTTAGTTTCTGTGTTTGTTATCTTCTGTGCTGATGGTGTTCTTTGTGAGTCTGGTGGTTATGCATCTATTACTAACTCTGCTACAAACTTTGGTATCTACGCTCTTCGTGGTATTGGATTTAGAGCAGAGTGCTATAGCTTTGACGTTGGTACAATCAGTAATATTTCATCAACTCCAACTGGTAGAACTATCCTAACAGTTACTGGATTAGGTAGAGAACCACTTGAGCATTACATTGTAAAAGTTGATGGATTTAGAAATACTAATACAGATATTGAATTCTTTGTTGACGCTGTAAGTGGCGTTACTGTAGGTCCTCCTTTCTCTGCTCAGTTAACTATTGATAACGGAACTGGAGATGCTTTAGATTTAACAAATACTACTAGTGGTTCTGTTGTTTCACCTGGTAGTCTTACTGGAGAAACAATCAAGTTACATAGACCATCTATTGTTAACTCTTCATCACACACTTGGGAATTTGCTGGATCAGGTACTAACTACCTAGCACTACCCGAAAACGGTGGTACTAAGACAGAAGCATTTGAACAGGTTTCTGAACAGTATGGTCGTGTATATGTTTCTGGTACTGATGAACTTGGAGACTTCAAGGTTGGTACATTTGCTAGAATTGAAAACAGAACTGGTGCTATTACCTTTACTGGTACGGT